CGGAGATGACATATGGCTATTGCCACTGTCCCTATAATGCTAGGCGAGTTGTCATTATCGTTTAGACTTGAGTCTAATGATGATGGCACCTTTAGCCCAGTAGAGCTCACGATCGAGGACTTCAGAATATTTTCTGAGGATCTCAATGATCTTGGGCTCAATCTTCCGCATCCATCAGGAGAACACTATGACCATGCCTAACTCAGGCGCCATCACTGGCGCTGCTCAGACAGGCTTTACGAGCCCCACCTATACTATGACAGCTGATACCCCTCCGTCGCAATTTGCGAAGCAGGGTGCTATATTAGCTTTAGGTGGTACTCAGACGGGCGTTTCTACTCACTCTGTGAGTGATCCTTTTACCATATCTGTTTTCAGACCGACGGTGTTAAAACCATTTGTCGTGAAGAATGCAATTACTGGTATTGGAGTTAACGTCCCAAAAAACGATTACAAAGTTATTGGCCGTAAAGGCGCTTTGCCTTTCGCTAATAACCCATATCAAGTAATCCAATTTAAAACGACATTCAGCGTTCCAGCCGGAGTGGACTCTTATAGTCCTGCCGAGGTTAGAGGCTTAACATCGTGTTACGTTGGGTACTTGTGGGCGAATTCAGCCGGTCTTGGTGATACCCTGGTTCAGGGCACCATTTAACCAACTGTACCGTTTGTAAATCTATCTGAGGATGACTCTATGGATCAAAATGAACTCCTAGCTCTTTTACGCTACGATCTCGCTAAACACGGTGATTTTGCTAGCAACCGCTTATCAGAACGTTATCTTAAGAAATTTATTTCTAATAGTAACTTAGCTGATAACGCGGCTGTTCTTAAATTCAGGACTATCAACGCTTTCGTTGGTAATCAACCTGAATGCTCCCTTAGTCCTATTGTTCTTGGTGAAGCGCGTCAATTTATTTATGATGCGCTATTCCAATACACATATAAGACTACTGGTAGCCCCCGTGTGTTAAATGAGCATTTGCTCATGACACATTGGAGGTATTCGTCTGGTGCCGCTTGCGGCACTAGAAGCAAACACCCTGCTGAGAAGATATTAGGACACCCAACAGCAACGAAACGTTGCCGTGATGTCCTAACTGCACTTATGGCTGCGCACCCGAGGCTTGGTAGTCTCGAGCGCTTGAATGCAACCGTAGTGCGTGGTAGCAAGCTTTTTACTGTCCCAAAAAACAATGAGATATCTAGAACGTGTGCGAAAGAACCTACGGAGAATATGGCACTGCAGTTATCTGCAGGGTCGTATCTCGTCGGCGCTTTGCGCTGTAAAGGCCTTCATATCGACAGCGTTTTTCACAATAGTGATAATGCTTTCGGTGACGCTGATCCTTCGGACCTTGAGAAACTATCTGCGATTAAAAACCGTAGAATGGCTCAACAAGGTTCGATCGATGGTACTCTTAGTACTATTGACATGGAATCAGCTAGTGACCTTATTCGTCCTAGTTTGGTTAGAGCTCTCATGCCCCCAGAGTGGTATTATCTCCTCAATGCTATTCGCAGTGAAGAGATCCATATCAAATCTGTGGGATGGGTCAAAATGAACATCTTTTCATCTATGGGTAATGGTTTTACCTTTGCCCTGATGACGTTGCTGTTCGCTGGAATCCTTTATGGAATTGCTCGTGAAAACGATGCTACCCCAAAAGGCTTCCTTGACTGGACGCGCTACGGTGTATTTGGCGATGACATTATATGTCCAACCAAGCTATACCATTCGTGCGTCCTTAGCTTCTCGTCTGCTGGTCTTTGGATCAACTTAGACAAGAGCTATAGCTCTGGTAGTTTCCGTGAATCATGCGGTGGCGATTACCTTTCTGGATCGGACGTTACGCCCGTTTACCTTAAAAGGTTGTCCACGCCGCAAGATTTTAACGTTGCTATTAACCAGCTCCTTAGATGGTCCTCACGAAATAAGATTTTCTTATTTCGCGCTGTTGAGGGTCTCAGAAAGGAGTATCGTAATCGGTTCAATTTTGAACCGCTCATTGTTCCTGATTGGATGTCTGACACCGCTGGTGTTAGGCTCCGTACCAGGCAGTCGCGTTTGCGCCATTTCGAGGTTAACAAGCACTGTAAGGATGTGTATCTTAAAGACACACCGCCTCACTGGGCTATTGTTCTCCTCGGTTTAGTGGCGCCGACGAAGACTGATAATGGTAGTAAGTATACGAAGTCAGGACTAAATCCGACTTATCGTCTGCATACTATAGCATGGCCGCGAGGCTATGCTGATGGATACGATCCCTCTTATGGGACCGTACAGGA